ATCATCAGTGATTACTACCTTGCTAGCCCCCATTGCCTCCAGGTCTGCCTTGACCGTTTCGGCGGCTTGCCGTGTGCCTCTGTTATATTCAAACTTACCGCCAGCGTCGTACCCAGAGACAGTGAATGTAATAGGCGCGCTTCGCTCTTGTTTTGGAGAAAGAATCTCTTGCAGTGTAAGTGGTGACTTCTTAGTGCCGCCAGCACGTACTGCGCCCATAGTATTCTTAAGCTGCTGCTGATTCATAGATAGCAAGGAATCGCCTGTCGCCTGGTCGCGAATGTCATACCCAGATAACTGCAGCTCACTCATTATCGCCGAAAACGCAGCCGCCGCAGATTGCGTAGGCCCGCCTTGATCAAAATTAGCGCCTTCCCGCGCCTGCAATATTCTTCGGCCCGCGTTGACTAGATCTGCGAAAATAGCAGGGGTCTCTTTGCCTTCGGGGTTAACAACGGTGACCTTAGCCTCAGCAGAGTCTTTGTTGTTGAAGTCATCGTTCTCTGCAACGCGGCCTGCGTCTTTAACTGACTGCGCTAAAAACTCCCCGATTGGCAACTTCTTGCCTTGCACACCAATTGAGAAGGTTTCCGTATCTGGAGTAGTCTCTAAATTTAGGTCGTACTTGAAATTTTTGTTAGTAGTAATTGTAACCAGAGCGGTAGGGTTCGCCTTCTTAGCTGCAATAGCCGCCTTCATGAGGCTTTCACTCATACCGTTATAGAACCACTTGGCCCAATCGATATCCATCTCTTCGCCAAACTCTTTTTCAAAAGCCTTACGAGTGGGGGCGGTGTTCTCGTACTCTCTCTGTGTATTTCGAAGGGCGTACTCTTTGAGTTTTGTAACCTCTGGTTCAAAGATACCACCACCTTCATCGAAGCCAGTAGCCTTGCTACCGAAACCCATTTCTTTGTTAGCCTGCTTAGAGTCTTCGTTCTCCATGACCGGTGCATAAACACCCGCCAGAAAACCTGTACCATCTTTGACACCCTTTGGGGCTTCTGTGGTCTCTGTTATCTCCGGTGTCTTTTCTAAGCGCCTTTTTTGCGCCGCATTGTAAGCATCGTCAGCATTAAACTGAACAGTGTCTTCGAGAGTCAGTGGCCGGTCAAGAATATCCATCGGACGAATTACAGGGCCACGCTCTTTCTCAACGCGCTTTTTACGTTCTTCCAATGCTTGTTGGGCTGATATTGTTTTGAAGCTCCCGCCTTGTGGCATGAGCTTACGTGCGGCGTCTTCTGCTGCAGTTCTGTTCTCTTCTGTCGTCAGTTCCTCAGAAACCACGCGGCCTTGACTGTCTGTAACCACAACAGCTAAGTTACCATCTTCAGTCTTGACGTTACTGTAACCTAGGGCTGCTTGCAGTACCGCGTCGCTTGCTTCTGCCGCAATAACGTCTTCGACAATCTGCTTGCTGGTTGAGACGATAGTGCCTCGCCCAGGAACAAATGCTGCATAGCCTTGTGTTTTCGATTCCCCGACTTCTACTGGGGTCACAGTGTTTTCTTTAGCGCCATACGCAGGGGACGGGCCTGCAGTCCAAACCGCTTGCTTTGCGCTAGACGGGTCAGTCATTGCCTCCATTTGACCATTGATATCACTCTGCGATTCCTCAGAAGTGTATCCGCCAAAAACGTCAGCACCATATTGTTCTTCGTTGATCTTCTGATCTATTTCGTCTTGTCTGCCTTTCTCAACAAGCCTATTGGCTTGACTGAAAATACTACTGACTGTGCCACCCGCACCACCAGCTGCGGCACCACCAAAAAAACCGGCAAAAGCAGACTGTGCGAGTCGCATCTTCGCGTCTTGGGCTGTGTAGGTTTCGTCCAGATCAAATCGGTTGGCGACGCCAATACCTTCTTGCGCAACCTCAGTAACGCCTTCCATCGCGCCGCCTTTCAGCGCGGTGCCACCTATATCTTTCGCTAACTGGCCAAAGAGCGACCCTTCTTTGACCGCGCGTTTCTTGGCGACGTTACCAATCAGCTTCAGCATTCCCGCTTCAGCACCAACACCAAGTATTGCTTGTGGTGTTGCAACTGCTGCGGCGCGGAGAGCTGTATCTGAGTTTAGTTCTTGCCCTGCTTCAAGGGCTTCTGACAAGTTACCGCCAGCTAGAGGGGCGAACTCTGATGCGCCTGCACCAACGAACGCGCCAGCTTTAAAAACCCCCCATGCAGATTGCGCGAGCTCTCTCTCCAAAGCATCAGCAGTACCATCAGCTGTGTTTTTAAGGGCGTCTTTTACGATGCGGTTCGCTATAGATTTACTGGCTTTACTGATCGCGGTTTTGCCTAGCACCGCGCCAATGCCGCCAATACCACCACTCGCGATACTGGATATAACCGAAGGCATCAGCTCGCCTGTAGACTTGCCAACTTGCATGAAAAAGCCTTCGATTGTCGGCTCATCAACAAACTCAGAGAACGTCTCCATCGTGGATACAGGGATAGCGGCTTGAGCTTCTTTGATCCGCGCGCGGCGGACGTTCGTCTCTGCGGCCTCTTGGTCGCCAGTAAGCGTATTGAACAGTGCTCCGAAATATTCGATATCTGCATCGAGGGACGCCCCACCGGACTTGAGGCCCGCGCCGAACGCTTCGGTAATCGAGTCTGGTGCAATTACACCAATTGGGTCTTCTACGCGCCCTTGCGCTATGTCTCTGTTACTTGGGCCGCCATCTGGTCCTCTATCTTCAGGAAGGTCGAAAGTACCGTTGTTGTAAAAAATCTGGAGTAAATCCCTTTCCACACTTTATCCCCCGTTCGCCTTACGCGTGTTGTAGATACCAATGCTCAGTGCGTTCGCGTACATATCCGGGTGTAGATCCTTGAGGGCTTGCAAACCGCCGTCTTCATTCAAAATGTTACCGTCTGCGTCCGTGTAGTAGATCATGGTCGCCTTCGGTTTACCGTCTTTATCAACGCCAGGGTCGTCAACTCGTAGTCGGCTTGCATCGAAGTCAGCAGGATCTACCGCGTCTTCGACGTCACGTCGACTTATAAGGTCAATTACTGACTCTCTAATCCGACCTCCAATGCCTCTACCGCCAGACTCTTCGCCAGCCATAGCGGCTAAGGTTAAACTTAAAGTGCCCGTCATTCCTGGCATTGCGTTAGCTATTTCCTCGTCAGTGCGGTCACTTTGCTTTAACCAAATATTAAATTTGTTGAAAGGTTTGCCTCGGAGGAATTGCGCGGCAGAGCGATAGTTAAGGTTTACCTCATCTCTGTTTGGCCCGAAGAAAACGTCCTGTGCTCCAGCAAGAACATCTGCTGCTTGTGTATTTGCTGCATCGTTCCAAGAGCGCATTGTTTTCGCCATGTCATTACGAAGGCTTTTGTACCTATAAGCACGGTCAGCGGCGCTATTCTGTAAAGTCAGCTCGTCTTTGCGAGTCATGCTCGGACTGTCTTCGACGTTATCAAATATGTTGACCATCTCCTGCGTCATTCTTGCCGCAATAGTAGGATTATCCGTCGAAGCTATAATTGCTGCACGCGCTATTGCGGCGTCTTTAGCAGTCAACCGCTTAAGGTCACGTATCTCTTTTATGCCCGCTGCTTGCAGCTCTTGCGCAACTCGTTGCACTGTAGGCCGATCAACCTTAATAGTGCCATCGTTGATGCCTTGCGCAATTTCTGCAGTAGTTTTACCCGCCGCCTGCTCTGCTACGGCGTCTGTTTCAGCCGCTTGCGTAAATACCGCTGGCTTGTCTTTGTCAAGGTACGCGTTTATTTGCGCGAGCTCAGCTTTGTAAGCCATGAGCTCGGCTGCTTTTTTGGTCGGTGTGGTGTTTCTACCCCTTGGGTTTGGATTCACTGGAGGCTGCTCTATGTTTTTTTGAAGCTCAGCTTTACGGGCCATGAGCTTCTCAGTTTGCGAAGGGCCTTTATGGGACCATCTTCGGTTTGGGTTTTTTACCGAGCCCTCTATTGTTGCGATCAACTGACCGCTCTTCGTATTACGGTCTACACTGTCCATGCTCCAAGGAGTAGTTGCAGTAGGAGCTTGGGTATCGGTTTGGGCAGGTGCTTGGGTATCGGTCTGGGCAGGGTCAGCCGTTACAGTTGGTTGGGGTCTGGTTACACCCAGGTCCTTACCAATCATATCGACCACTTCAGGACCGCCGTCTGCGATAGCACTCTCGACGCCTCTGACTAAACCAACGTTCCCTGTCTGTTTTGCGGCATCAACAACCTGCTTCTCGTATTGCTTCTCTGCTAGAAAATCGCGCTCCTGATCGTTAAGTGCTTGCTGCCTTGAATCCGCATCAATCACACTTAGATTGTTCCGCATTACAGTGGGATCAAACATACTTGTGTTAGTCGCAACTTCGCGTTGGAACTGGGTATTCGCAAGTCTGCCCAGCTGGCCAGGAGCAAATCGAACTACCTCAGATGTTGGTTCACTAGAACCATCTTCAGTTACCGCGCCTTTTGACCCATCGGCGTTTGTCACGGTTATGGCGTACCCCCCACCGGGAAGTGCTTCTACGCTGGTTGCTTTTGAGCCTTCAGGTAGGTTCCCGAACTGCGTGGCGAAACCCAAAACAATTTGCTCTGCCGCGCCGAATCGATCACTACCTCTTCCCGCGGCAATATCTTCATTTATTTGTTTGTAATTAAGGCTCATGCGGTCTTTCGCAATGTAGCCGCTCATGTCTAGTGTTTTGTAATATTTATCGTTAGCTTTTCTTACTTTTTCTACATCTGCGGTTTCAGCGTCCCGAACTTCTTTTGCATTGAGGCGGTTATTAGCGTCTTTGTTATACTCATCATTGATGTTAAACTGGCGCACGCCCTCATTAAACGACTGATCGTACTGCCGCTTCTGTTCGTCGAACTTTGCTTTCGCGAGCTTGTTCTCAGTTTGCCGCTGACCAAAAGCCATTACGCTTTGCGCGCCGCCTAAAATGCCGTCTGAAAGGGCCATAAAATTCTCTCTTTAAAAGGCAAAAGCCATGATTGCCAACGCACCCAAACCACCAACGGTGCTCATAGTTTGCGCTTTGGACGCGGCTTTCGCTGAGTCGTACGCGTTTTTACGTTGCGTCGCATTAGCCGCCGCTGAGCCCATTTGAGACAGGGACGATCGGTTAACGCCTTGCCCGATATTAATTAGGTCTGCGAGTTTGTTTTGATTAAGTTCGCGCTGCGCAATGCGGGCGTCATTGACCGACTGTATAGACCCAAGCGTGTTACCACGTTCGAGAGCTCGTCTCTGTTCTTGTGCTTGAGCAGGCGTTAGCGCCGCCCCATACCGACTAGCGTTACGGTCTGATACACCCTGCGCTATACCGGAGGCAAGCTGAGAATTCTCGCGCGAAGCATCGATCAACGAAGTGTCTGATTGCGACTCTTTTATCATCTGCTCTTCAAAAGCTCGATACTGGCTAACGTAATCTAGATACTCCTGCCGTGTTATGTTCGCGTAAGTTTTTTCGGGGTCCGAAACATTTGGAAGCCCTCCGCCTAATGCTGCATTATTCTGATACGACAAATTTTTTTGAAAGCTTTCTACGGTGTCCCCGAATACACTCATTTTTAACCCCCACCAAAAATGTTTGAAAACGCAAGACGGTTATTGAAACCAGAAACTTTTTGGCCAGCGTCATTAACTGGGCTAAAGAATGAACCTTTGACTGTCTCCATTATTGGTTTTCCATCTGCGCCGACTTTACCCGTGTCCCGCTGGCCTGTTGTTGCTTTGTTCTGCATACCCTGCGCAAGGGCGGCACCAGCCAACTGACCTATAGCGGTCATCTTCGCTTGGGACACCAGCTGCTTATTCTTAGCACGCTCTAGGGCTTCAGAGGTCGCGAGGTTTGCTGCTTGCGCCATACCAGACTGGGCATCAGACGCTTGGCCTCGGGCGGTTCCGAGCACGTTCATTTGTTTTTTGTTGCGAATATCTTCAGCGGATTTGTCCGCTATACCAAGTTGGCCCTGGTAAGCTTGCGCGAGGTCTTCTGACCCTTGGCCAGACATAGCCTGCTGCGCCATCGGAGCGGATGTAAGTGCTTGCATAGTGTCGGCGTTTGCGCGACCTCTAAGCGTCTTATCGTCGTTAGTGCCTAGGGAGTCATCGCGCATCTTCTGTAGCAGCGGATCATACTTCTGTTTGAAGTAGGTATACTCTGCCATCGCGACAGACGCTGACGCTTTTTCGCCTTCTGATGCTTGATAGTCCTGTTGCTTAGGTTTGCTACCCATTAGAGTTCTCTCGTGTAGACTACTGTGTCTTTCTTCCAACCGTGCGATATGAGGTATGGCTCAATCGCAGTAATTGGTGTTCGTACTTCTATATTGCTAAAGCCGTTTTCTTTTGCGACTGCGGCGAAAAAATCGTAGTACTGAATCACGCAGTTTTGTCCGCGGACCTTGGCCCACGCTAACCAGACTAAGAATGTCCTGGCACCCGTAAACTCGTCCCGCTCTCCCGTCGTTATCACAAAACCTTCTGGGGCAACCCAGAGGTGGGCTTCTTGGTTCAAACAGGCTGCGTACACGTCTTCTGGTATGAAAGTTAGCTGAGGCTGCTCGGCTAATATTTCTTTAATACCCTGTTTTACCCACGCCCATTCTTCCCGGATATTCGCTCGCGCCGGGTTAGCCGCCGCGGCCATAGTGTCTACGTCTTGTGCGCCATGCACCTGTCGTTCCACCATATCGAACTCTCCTAGCTACTCCGGTATCTGCGCCACGCGCTTTACGCTCCGCTATCATGGTGCCTTCGTTAAATAAAGACCCATACACACTAGCGCCTTGAAGGTCTGTCCATTCTTTGTTTGGGATTCTTAGCAGTCGGAATAGGGCACCATTGATAATGGTGTCTCTATAGTCGTTCATGACTCCGTCATCGCACGCAGAGCTTGTGTGCGTTGGCTTGAGTACGGCCCTGACGATGGTGCTTGATACGCCCGTTGCTGTTGGAATCGGGGCTAACCAAACCAATGCTGACCCCTGCTGTACGTAGTATTCAGGTACGCCGTTTCCTTCGCGCCATTTAGGAATTCTTTGCTCTAAAAGGGTAGAGGTTAGGGGTTCGAGGTCTTTGCCTTCATGAGTAATCCATAGGATCTTTTGCACCGCCGTGCCTGACGGGGCTTCTAAGTCATACTCGTAGATATTGCCGACGGTTGTCAGGGGGTCTAGTTCAGCTTGATACACGCTCGCGCGTTCACAGAGCTCAATGACGGCAGACCTGATGTTGTTTTTAATCAACGAGTCAGGGCACCCTGGAACCATCGGTAGGATATCGGGCAGTAGCGCTTCGTACGAAATCGCCATAATTTACGCCATCGCTAGTTGCTGGGGGGCCCTACGTTCCATATTTGGGTTTGTGATCGCGTCGATCTGTCCCTTGCCCGTAATAGATGCTGTAAACAACTGGAAGTGGCTAGACGCGCGCTGCTGATTGCCAGCGTATTCGGCATCTTTCATGTAGGCCATGTACAAAACGTAGTTCAGCACCGCGTTCGCGAAAATGTCAGGGATAGACAAATTATCTACCTGAGCAACAGCCGCAGGGTTAGAGGAGTAGATGATCTCTAAATAAGCCGCCCCATTGACGCCGGGGTATACGTAAAAATTACGTGGGTTGCTCTCGTCATAGATATAGTGCTTTACGACAGCGGTGTGCGCCGCATCGCCAGCTACTGTGGGGTCATGCCAGTCTGGCGTTTGTGCGTCGAGAACTTCTCTGTCCACTAAACGTACAGCGCGCTTGCCCGTGCCGTCGCTCGCGGAAGACATGTTTCTGACGACCTTCAAAAGGCGGTTGCCACCAGTAGGGATCGACTGCTTTGTGCCAGCGATAAGAGTAATCGTATCGTTAACTGCTGCGGCATCGGGTTTTAAAAGGGCGATTTCTCGCTGTGCGTCGTTCACCCATAAGACAAGTTCTGCGACAACAGGCCATCGAACTCCGGTTGTGTCTTGCAGCACTGTCTGTGCTCTGTCAATTACGCTCTGTACTGTGACTGCCATCGTTTTTTACCTATGAGTTGAGGATTGATTCCCAAGCAACTTCTCGAGCATCTGCGTCGACCGTTCTCCCAAGGGCTTTGTTTACAGCAGCCGCTTTAGGGTAACCATCGGCTTTAAAATTCCTTGGGTCACCTTCGTCCATCATCTTTTCAAGACAGGTGACTAGCTCATCATCGACAGACACTGATGAATTTTGTGTGGCTATAGTTTCTTCAATTTCTTCGAAAACAGCGATTTCAGCATCGCGTTCTTCGACGTATTTTTCGTTGTACTCTTTCGCGCCCATCTGGATGGCAATAAGGCCAATCTCGGCGGAGATCTCTCTAGGTACGCCTGCTTCAAATAGAACAGCTGTCCCGCCTAGTGTCGTTACTCGTAGCGACTCTTTGCTTACAATCTTCATGATTAGTTCCTATAAAGTAAAAAGCCCCCTCCGAAGAGGGGGCGATTGTCTTACTGTGCAGTATCTAGGGCGATAACACCGAAGTCCTGTATAGAGCCACTGATGTCGCTGTTATACTTAGGCTTACGGAGACCGAAGATCTTGCCTACTGAGATACCAGACTGGTTGCCGTAGTCGAAAGTATCTTCAACCATTTCAGGCAAGCCAATATCAGCCAGGGCCAGGGCCTGAGCACCACAGAACAGAGCACGTCCGCCAACTACGTCAGCGTCAGCACCCCACTTGTAGCCAGCTGCGCCAGCGTTAGCAGAAGTACCAGTAGTAGCACCGGAAGTGTTAAACACGTGGCGGAACTCATGGATCATGACACCGTCAACCATCAACGACGCAGAGCCAGAGAACAAGCTGTTAGAAGTTCCACGAACGCCAGCGTTGCGGACGTTAGCCAGGAAGTCAGAATCTAACTTCAGGGCTGCCATCTGCTGAGGAGTAACGAACATGTGGAAAGTCTCTTGGTTACCAGCACCACGAATACCACGAATGTAGTTGTCTTTAGCATAAGCCTTCAACTCTACGATAGTGCGGTAGCCGATCTTGTCAGCGCCTGCAACAGCAGTAGTGTCGCCAGCGACTAGGCCGCTAGTAGCGTCCCAACGACGGTGACGGTCGCTAGTTGGAGCTGACACATCAGAAGCAAACTCAAGGTCAACCAGCTCGTGTCCAGCAGAAGCTGAAGTAGCGCGGAGGCCGCCGTTGTTTTTCTGAGTGTAGGCAACACCTGACAAAGTCAAGAAAGCCAACTGGTCGCAGCGGTCAGCCATTGCATAAGCAAGTGCGTCGCGAGACTGCTCACGGAAGTTAACTACAGTCTTCTGGTCAGCCATACGGCCAGCGATGCGGTTAGCAAAACGTAGCTGGTCTAGACCAATGCTGATGTCGAACGCGCGGAGGGCTTCTTCGTTTCCTTCCAGCGTGTTGTCACCAGTGATACCGTCGCCGGTCATGTCAGCAAGCAAAGTGATGTTTGCTTTGGTGCCTTTTTGGTTCTTAGTAAGTTCAGTTACGCGCTGAACCATAGCGTTTGAACCCGCGCCAGCGAACTGGTTGATGAAAGATTGATTGCGAGCTACTTTCCAGAAGTCGCGGCTCCAAGCTTGGAGTTGGTCACCAGTCAAGGTGCCGAAATTTGTTAAAGCCATGATGGCCTCCTAATAAATTGACAGAATAATTTTATGCGGCACATGCCGCCTTATCAGCCGACTTAAAGGAGCGGCTAATCCGTATTCCCGTATCGTGGGACAACGAACTAGCGCTGATTAGCGAGGTGCGACCTCGACAGGTTTTACGCCTTTGTAGGCGGGGGTTACGTTTTTTACGGCTACGGGCCGACCCCATATCGCAGGGATGGACGTATTAGCATATTAGTACAGCTAATATAACAAAGCAACCGCTATTCGTATATCCAGTTGTTTCACCACTTAGCCTTGTCAGCCCAATAAGCAGCTGACATTTTGCCTTTCGAGATGTTCTTCGCGTGCCGTGCTTTGAAGCTCGCGCGTTTGGCCTTCATCCTTTCTGACTCGCCCGCCTTGGGTTTGCCTGCGGTCGACGCACCTTGCTCACCGAAACGGATGGTTTTGATCTTATCTCCCTCTTTAGCCACCACAATGTGCGACTTTTTTGGGTGAGAAGGCGTCCGCTTGGGTTTATTAAAGCCCGAGACTCCTGCTCGGGCTATTCTTGGGTCTTTTTTGGTGGGCATTACTCACCTCGTTAGATAATATCGCCTCTGATACGCCGTAACGTAGCTTCAGGCAGCGCAGCGAACTCTTCTTCAGTCATAGACGATAGGTCAAACCCTTTATCACCATGATTAGAAGAACTTTCACCAGGAAGTTCAGGCGGTTGAGCCTCTGCGGCGCGAAGTTTTTTGCTAACCTGGGCGCGTTTTCTAGCAAGTTCATCAGTTTTCTGCGCTTTACCAGCTAGACTTGGCACACTTTCTTGCGCTTGGTCGAGGTCGTGGTCTTTGACGACGTATTTCACAGCTTTCGATAGGGCATCTACAGCGTCATAACCCTTCAAAATGAATGCATCCCGCAAATCTACGACTTCGTTAGTAATTTCTTGGTCGAAAACGTCTGAGTTGCTGTCAAACACAGGGTATGCTTCTTCCATTGCCGCCGCTGCGTTCTGCAAGGCCGTCATCTGCCGGTCTTTGCTAACGGTTTGGTTCATTTCTTGTCGCATTTCGAACTCAAGCTGGGCTCGCTCTGCTTTTCTAATCTCTCTGCGGAGCGCAACAGCTTTTTCTGTTTCACCATCAAGCACCATGTTTTGGTACTCAACTTCTTTCGAATCAAAATCGTAGGCGTCGGGTGCTTCCGCGGACTTTTCATTCTGTGCTGTCATCTCATCTAATTGTTTCTGCAGTGCTTTTTGTTTTGCAAGCACCTCATCTAGGCGGGCTTTAGGCACCATTTGTTTTTTAGACGACTTACTTTCAGCCACAACTTCTTCTTCGGCTTCGTCTTCGACTTCTTCTTCGGCTTCGTCTTCGACTTCTTCTTCAACTTCTTCTTCAACTTCTTCCTCAACTTCTTCCTCAACAACTTCCGTCGTAACGGGGCCGTCTGTTAACCCAAAATTAAGGTCAAGCTGCGCTGGGTCTTCGTCCGGGCGGTCTGCACCGGGCATTACGTCGTACTGCATTGTCGTGTCTTCTGTAGTGTCTTCATTCTTGCTCATATCAAAGTCCTATTGTGGTTTGGGGTTATTTCGAGAGGTTTGCATAACAGTTGTGGCTATTTTCGTAGCCGCACTTGTCTCTGCTTGACCTTGCCGAATTTGGTTGGTCGCAGACGACAGCTCCCTGCGAAGCTGTAGCTGCTCTTGGTTCATCTGCAATTTCGCTTGAAGTTCAGCCATTCGTACCTGGGGATCTATCTCTGCAGTGTCTTGAACCTTCGCGATATTCAATGCGGCTTCTGACTGCAGCTTCTTAACTTCCGCTTCCAGTTTGGCGAGCTCCAGCTGTATCTGAGCCATCTGTATCTCTTGCTGCTGCGCCATAGCTTGCTGCTGCTCTGGTGTTGGCGGCTCTTGGCCTGTCATCTGGCGGATGCGGGTAGCAAGCTCACCCTTACGCGCTAGGTGGCTGTATTCGATAATCGCATCGTCAGGGACCATGACGCCTACCTGCCGTAGACTTAGAGCCTCAGCGAACTGCGTCTCATCGAAGCTGTCTCGTGCAGGTGCAGTTGCTACGATCACGTCATATTCACCCACCATCAGGTTGTTAATGACCGTGCCCTCTGGTGTCATCGCGTTGATGATCATCTCCTCACGCGGCTTGAGCGGGTCGTCTTCGTTTGTAACCTGGATAACGCGCTCTTCTGTGTAGAAAGTCTGTATGAGGTTCAGGATCTTCTCTGCGAGGTACTGACGGGTCTTGCGCAGGTTGTCTAGTGGCACCTGGATCATGATCGCGCCACGGTTCTGCTTCGCTTGAATCGCGATACCTGACACTTCTGCGCTGTCCGTGCCCAGCATGCTGTCGTTCACGCCAGAGATGGTCTTGATGTTTGCCGCAGCTTTCTGGGCTATACGGTCAAGGCCAGTAGGGATCTGGTTCGGCTGAATCTTCTGAGGCGGGTTAGTGCCTCGCTGATATTCCAACACGAGCCCTGTTTCCGCTCCGTGCTCCTCGAGGTCATCAGCGGTCATACCGACCAGCGATCCACTCTCAACCATCCAGCCACTATTAGCTGTGGTATTAACAATGTGGAGCTCTTGAGACGCTATTTTGTTTAGCTGCTCTTGCGGGGATAACAGATTTCTGACAACGCCGAACGGCCTGCCTCTGCGGAAATAACAGAAGAAGGGGATGATCGTAAAGTCGTTGT